GACTGGGAGCAGATTTACACCACCGGATTCAGGCCATCACCTGCGGATATTGGCGCGCTCTCGGTGGCCGAATTCAACCAGACCATTACGTCATATGCGCTACTATCCAGCCCGTCGTTCACCGGTAATGTGGCTGTAACGGGCGATGGAAATCAAATCAGGTTGCAGCAGAGCACAGTGGCGCCAACGTCCGGGTCGTATCTGCATTCAGTTGACAGTGCCGGCGCATTTTTGTGGGCGGTCGGGCGCAGTGAAAATAACCGGTCTTTAGAATTGGTGGGCAAGGGGGGGAATCGCGTCGCGCTCACGGATGGCGGTGATATCACGATTGCTCCCACTGCCGGGTCCGCAACATGGATTACCAGCACGGCAACACTGACCGCGCCTGCTGCCGGAGATAACAGCAACAGCGCCATTACATCAGCATGGTTTGCGGCAGAACTGGCGGGCATTCCGCTGCCATTCCCCGGTGCGGTTGCTCCGACAGGCTGGCTCAAGTGCAACGGCCAGACGTTTGACAAGAATCGCTATCCACGGCTGGCGCAGCTCTACCCATCAGGCACGTTGCCGGATCTGCGCGGCGAGTTTATTCGTGGCTGGGATGATGGGCGGGGAGTGGATGCGGGGCGACAGCTGTTTAGTTGGCAGGGGGATGAAATTAGATCCCACAGCCACGATTTTGTTTCGTGGCCGAATAGTGGTAATTCCCAGGCTAAGGGCGGAGCACAGGACGCCAATGGTGGCGATGGCGGCTATTATGTGCGCCGCGGCATCGTTCTCCCGGCAGGAGGTATGGAAACCCGCCCCCGCAACATTGCCTTTAACTACATCGTAAGGGCAGCGTAACGAGTGATAAATATTTTTTTGCTGTACAAAATGCCAACTGAGTAGTAACGGAATAATACCGATAAACTGATTTAAACCTATTTCGACACCTGTCTGGAATAACAACATATTAATTATTCTATGTGGCCTGCACCGACTGAATAATTCACCCTATTGATATTCCTACCCGCCTTAATGGCGGGTTTCTTTTTATCCGTTTGTTGTGCCATGGCAGAAACAACGCCAGCCAGGCGATTTGCCGCCCGTCTATTTGCATAATGTTGTCAGAGGCAACAACAAAATGGAATGGCTTGCAAAACAGGCCGCGATTAGGGCTGTGTTCATTGCGATGTCACGTGCTGTTTAAGATGATTCAAAAGGAAAATGGTATGGCGGTGAAATACATGACATTACTCACTCAGGTGGGTACGGCAAAACTGGCGAATGCCACGGCATTAGGGAAAATGCTGAATATTACCCATATGGGGGTGGGTGATGGCGGCGGTAATCCAACAACGCCTAATCCGACTCAGACGGCATTGATCAATGAAAAACGTCGTGCGGTATTGAATGCCCTGAGAGTCGATCCCGCTAATCCGAATCAGATTATTGCCGAACAGGTGATTCCGGAAAATGAAGGCGGATTCTGGCTGCGTGAAATTGGTTTGTATGATGCGGACGGGGATTTAATTGCCGTGGCCAACTGCCCGGACACCTATAAGCCGCAATTACAGGAAGGCTCTGGCCGCGTACAAACCGTACGTATGATTTTAGTGGTCAGTAACGCCAGTGCCGTCACGTTGAAAGTAGACCCGGCGGTGGTGCTGGCAACGCGTAAGTCGGTTGATGACAAGGCGATTGAGGTGCAAGCCTATGCCGATGGGCTGATGACCAGCCATGTGAATGACGCGAATCCGCACAAACAGTATGCGCCGATTGCCAGTCCGGCGCTGACGGGTAATCCCACTGCGCCTACAGCAGTAGCAGGAACGAATACAACACAACTGGCAACCACGGCGTTTGTTGCTGGTGCGGTTAATTCTCTATCAGATAAAACTGACAACAGCATCAAACTAAAACTGGATATTAATGACATTGTGGGTATGCCATTGCCCTGGCCGCAAGCGACCGCACCGGATGGCTGGCTCAAATGCAATGGCCAGGCATTTGATAAAACCCGTTATCCGCGGTTGGCGCAGGTCTACCCGTCTGGCGTGTTGCCGGATTTGCGCGGTGAATTTATTCGCGGTTGGGATGATGGAAGAGGGGTGGATAGCAATAGAGGCCTGCTTTCATCACAAGGGGATGCGATTAGAAATATTGTTGCTTCGTTTGTCATGGATGACATGGCTGTTGGGACAAATGCTCCGACCGGAGCGATGTTTCCGAGTTCTCAGATTGCATATGATGCTACTTCAAATACTACAGGTTCTGTCGGCTTCAATGTTGTTTTTGATGCATCAAGGGTTGTACCTACAGCCAACGAAAATCGCCCCCGTAACATCGCCTTTAACTACATAGTGAGAGCTGCGTAATAAGTGATAAATATTTATTCTGTAATAAATGCCAATTAGGTAATAATGGGATAATACCAATTAAATTATTTCTTAACCTTTTTAAAAAATAATATGTTAATTATTTATGGGCAGTTATTTTATTTTCACCTTTTTCCTACCCGCCTTAATGGCGGGTTTCTTTTTATCTGTTTGTTGTGCCATGGCAGAGACAACGCCAGTCAGGCGATTTGCCGCCCGTCTCTTTGCATAATGTTGTCAGAGGCAACAATAAAATGGAATGGCTTGCAAAAACAGGCCGCGATTAGGGCTGTGTTCATTGCGATGTCACGTGCTGTTTAAGATGATTCAAAAGGAAAATGGTATGGCGGCGAAATATATGGCGTTACTCACCCAGGTGGGTACGGCAAAACTGGCGAATGCCACGGCATTAGGGAAAATGCTGAATATTACTCATATGGGCGTGGGCGATGGCGGCGGTAATCCAACAACGCCTAATTCGACTCAGACGGCATTAATTAATGAAAAACGTCGGGCGGTATTAAATACTCTGCATGTTGATCCCACTAATCCGAATCAGATTATTGCCGAACAGGTGATTCCGGAAAATGAAGGCGGATTCTGGCTGCGTGAAATTGGTTTGTACGATGCGGACGGGGAGTTAGTTGCCGTGGCCAACTGCCCGGACACCTACAAGCCGCAATTACAGGAAGGCTCTGGCCGTGTACAAACCGTGCGCATGATTTTGGTCGTCAGTCATGCTCAGGCCGTGTCATTGAGCATTGACCCGGCGGTGGTGCTGGCAACGCGTAAGTTTGTTGATGACAAGGCGATTGAGGTGCAAGCCTATGCCGATGACCTGATGGCAAAACACCTTGCTGCCAGTAACCCCCATCCGCAATATGCACCGCTGGTAAGTCCCTCGCTGACGGGGGTGCCGACTGCGCCAACGGCGGTTGCAGGAACCCGCAATAGTCAGCTGGCAACGACCGCATTTGTTAAAGGCGCTATTGAAGCACTGGTTGCCTCTTCTCCAGAAGTACTTGATACGCTGAATGAACTGGCAGCCGCTTTGGGTAACGATCCAAACTTTGCCACCACAATCACGAACGCACTGGCGGGCAAACAGCCGCTGGACAACACGCTGACTGCATTGTCAGGAAAATCTGTTGCTGCGCTTCTCGAATACCTTGGTTTAGGAACCGCAGCGAAAAAAAACGTAGGTACTGGTGCTGGTCAACTCCCTGATATGCATAGTTTTTCAATCGGCAGCAATAATGCATTCAGATTGCCGACAGGTCACATTGTACAGTTCGATTATGGTGTATTGAGTGACATTGGGGGATTTACGAAAAGCTACCCTATTCCGTTCCCTACAACGGCCATCGTGCTGATTGGGATTGTGTACAACACGTTAGGGGTACGGTGGGTTGCTACACCGAATATTTTTGACAGAACTGCGGCGAACATCAACTTTGTAGACTCTGCCACGGGCAATGCTTTGACGGGGATAACCGTTGGCTATCTGGCTATAGGATACTGATATGAAAAAAATTAATAGCGTTTATTCACCCTCGCAGAATGTTATTTATCCCGCACAGCTTTATGCTGATTATGAACGTGCAGGTACATGGCCATCAGATGGGATAGAAATCGGCGATGACGATGCCGTGCGGTTCAGCCCGGTTAATCAGCCAGTGGGAAAAATGCTGGGATACGTCGAGGGTGGGCTTATCTGGGTTGATGAACCCGCACCATCGCAGATGCAACTGATTAGAGAAGTCGAGGCAAGACGACAACTACTTCTTTCAACGGCGAATGACCTGACTGCCGACTGGCGAACAGAACTTGCACTGGACATCATTGCTGACGGGGATAAAGCGAAGCTGGTTGAATGGATGCAATACATCAAAGCCGTGAAGGCAGTAGACATCTCTACTGCGCCGAATGTTAGCTGGCCGGAGAAACCGAATATGTAGCCCGGTGAGTACCGGGAAGACTGGAGGTATCAATTCACTCGTTCTATCTGGTGTAGTTAAGCCGTATTCACCGTGTCCTCTTTTTTTGACGTTTTCCCGCCTTAATGGCGGGTTTATTTTACCGGCTTGTTGTGCCATGGCAGAGACAACGTCATCAACAGGTAATATTTTCGGGGTGTTTGCATAATGGTTGTCAGAAAGCAGAACGAACATTGGATATTTGCATAACCACCATGTTTGCTGCCGCTGACCAACTTTTAATTGACGCAGACGAGAGAAACGATGGGAACCAAATACTTTACGATTCTTACCCGTATCGGTGAGGTTAAACTGGCGGAAGCAATCTCAACCGGAAAGCCACTGGAAATTACCGAGATGGGCGTTGGGGATGGCGGTGGGGTATTACAGACGCCAGATACGATGCAGACCAAATTGGTGAATGAAAAGCGCCGGGCGGTGATCAATTCCCTGAGTGTAGACCCGGATAACCCCGGTCAGATTATTGCCGAGCAGGTGATCCCGGAAAATGAAGGGGGATTCTGGCTGCGTGAAATTGGTTTGTATGATGCGGCTGGCAATTTGATTGCGGTAGCCAATTGCCCGGAAACCTATAAACCGGAACTGAAGGAAGGGTCGGGCCGGGTACAGACGGTACGCATGATCCTGATTGTCAGCCGTACCGATGCGGTAACGCTAAAATTTGACCCGACAGTCGCGCTGGCGACACGGCGTTATGCGGATACGCTGCTGGCGGGGCATCTTGCCGAACCCAACCCCCATTCGCAGTATCTGTTGATCAGTGAATTTGTCGGTATTCCACAACCCTGGCCGCAGGCGACCGCCCCGGCGGGCTGGCTGAAATGTAACGGCCAGTCGTTTGATAAAACTGTCTATCCCCGGCTGGCGCAGGTCTACCCGTCCGGTGTGCTGCCGGATTTGCGCGGTGAATTTATTCGCGGTTGGGATGATGGGAGAGGAGTGGATGCGAGCAGAGCGCTGCTTAGCCAGCAAGAGGGAGCAATTCCAGATCATAACCACATGCTTGAGGGATTATGGTCTACTGCAATAAACACATCGTCAGAACTGGGGGCGATTGTTGGAACGGGAGATAAAATATGGAATACGTTGCAGGAGTATCAAGGGATTGACTTGCCTCCATCCCTCGGCATCGCGACGAGTATCGGTTCCGGAGGTTATGCTTTCAGTGGAGAAAAAGTAAAACGCGTATTACGTACTCCAGTAGCTGCAGAAAACAGGCCCCGCAACATCGCCTTTAACTACATCGTGAGGGCGGCATGATGACGATATCAACACAGGACGTGCGCGCGGTGCTGGCGGTGGATGGGCTGGCGGCTCAAGCTGGCTGGTTACGGGTGTATCACGTGGATGCTGCAACCCGTGAGTACGATGGCTACAGTGACGAATATCTGATGCCGGGAACAGGGATTCCCGCGCACAGCTATGCTGATGAGCCGCCGCAGCCTGTGGCGGAAGGGCAGGCGCTACGGCGTTCGTCTGATGGCCTGCAGTGGGAATGGGTGCCGGATTTACGTGGGCAGACCGTTTACGACACGCAGACGCGTCAGCCGCACGTGGTGAGTGAGCTGGGAGCGTTGCCCGCCCGCCTGACCTTGCTGCCGCCAGCCAGCAAGTTTGACTGTTGGGATGGCGCACAATGGGTAACGGATACCGCAGCGCACCGGGAAAGCCTGCTACAGGCGGCCCGACAGGAGTGTGAAAGCCGTCGCCAGACGGCGCATGAGCGTATCCGTGAGCTGACCTATGCGCAGGAACTGGACATCGCCACCGAGCAGGAAACCCAGGCGCTTAAAAGCTGGAAAATCTATCTGGTACAGTTAAGTCGTATTGATCTGTCTCAGTCGCCGGATATCGACTGGCCGACTATACCCGCAAACTGATTTAGGGCTATACCCGTTCGGAATAACCATGTTCTGTTATTCCGAACGGGTGTTTTTTTATTGATCTTTTCTGACGTATCTCCTTGCTGATTATCGGATTTTTATCGTGCTACTGGCAGGCATCAATAGCCTTGTTGTGCCATCGCCGCCACACCCGTATGAACGGGTGATTTGACTCGCTATCAGCATAATGGTTGTCACAAGGCAGACAGGACGGTGAGCACTTGCTGTGTTCTTATTCCCCTGCTGCTGCCTGACTTTTTCCTTTACATTCATGCTGATGAGAGAATCGATGGGGACTAAATATTTTACCTTGCTCACCCAGGTGGGTGAGAAAAAGCTGGCGGCGGCGATAGCAGCGGGAAAATCGCTGGAACTGGTGCAAATGGGGGTGGGAGATGGCAACGGCGTACTCCCCACTCCGGATTCAGTGCAAACCAGACTGGTGAATGAAAGACGGCGCGGCGTCATCAATTCGTTAACGGTTGACCCGGATAACACCAATCAGATGATTGCCGAGCAGGTGATCCCGGAAAATGAAGGGGGATTCTGGCTGCGTGAAATCGGGCTGTACGACGTGGATGGCGACTTGATTGCGGTTGGCAACTGCCCGGAAACCTATAAGCCGGAACTGAAAGAAGGGTCGGGCCGGGTGCAGACAGTACGCATGATCCTGATTGTCAGCCGCACCGATGTAATAACACTGAAGTTTGACCCAACGGTGGCGCTGGCGACACGGCGTTATGCCGATACCTTGCTGGCTGACCATGTCGCCGCCGTTAATCCGCATAAGCAGTATGCGCCGATTGAGAGTCCGGCATTTACCGGTACTCCTGCGGCACCGACGGCTGTAGCAGGTACGAGTACGACACAACTGGCAACCACGGCGTTTGTTGCTGCCGGGTTATCAGGAAAAATGGATAAAAATCAGAACGGTGCTGATATTCAGGATCCGACTCAATTTGTCAAAAACTTGGGCTTAGAAAATCGTTTTGCAGGCCGTATCCTGCGCATAAAAAAAATCACCTCAAGCCAGAATTATCAATGGCCTGATGATGTGTCTGCTATTGATGTCACCATCTGTGGTGCGGGTGGTGGCGGCGGTGCAGCAGCGGCGTCCCCACAGAATTATCACTCGGCAGGTTCCGGCGGTGGTGCAGGCGGCTGGGCACGATCTTTTTACCGTAAAGGTGATATTCCTGCGTTGATCTATCTGGAGGTCGGTGCTGGCGGCATGGGCGGTGTAGATGGGGTAAATGAGCCGGGGTTTGGTGGCGCGACGAAATTTGGAACGTTAATGACGGCGATCGGTGGAGGGAGGGGGGCTAACGGTATCGCAGCTGCAATCGGTATGTCACTTCTGATGGGTAATGGCGGTGGCGGAACTGGGTCTGGTGGGAATCTTGTCGCGGGTTTTGGCGGCTCAGGTACACCTGCGATTTTTTTCAGTAGCGGTCATGAATCCGGTGCAGGCGGCGATTCTGTTTTTTCATTCGGTGCTCCACCACTAACGTCGAATAGTTCGATTGCAGGGATCGATGGTATCGATGGTTCTGGTGGTAGTGGTGGGTATGAGATGCCAGGTGAGCCTGCTACTAAAGGTGGTAATGGTGGTAATGGCGTCATTATGATTGTGGAGTATTCAGCATGAGTAAAATATACGCGGTAATCGAAAACGGTGTGGTGATGAATACCGTAGTCTGGGATAGCGATGTTGGGGCTGACTGGAAGCCGCAGAATGGCGCGTTAATCGATATTTCATCAGAACGTGTCGGTGTCGGTTATCTGTATTCTGACGGTGTATTTACGCCACCTGAAAAAAGCCGGGATGAATATATTGCGGACGCTACGCTACGAAAAACGCAGCTATTGTCAGAAGCACAAAAAATGATAGCAAACTGGCAGACTGATCTCTTGCTGGGCGTGATTTCTGATGATGATAAAAGCCGTTTAGTGCGCTGGCGCGAGTACATGAAACAAGTTGACGCCATTGATGCACAGAGCGCACCCGATATCACCTGGCCTGTTCCTCCTGCGGCGTAA